GGCACACGTCGACATCGCCACTGGGTCGAGGCGACTGCCGTCGAGCACTCGGGCCAGATCACGCTCGCGCAGATTGCCGCGGGCACGCCGGTCGAGCGAGACGATGACGACGGCGGCGCCTGATCTCTCGGCAATCATCGGTAACTGCCGAGCGGACTCGGGCTGGTTCATGCGATCGTTCATCGGCGATCGCTGGTGGGACGGCCAACGTCGCATCGCTCGGTCGGTGCGCCGGCACCGCAAGACACTCGTGCGCTCCGGGCACGGGACCGGCAAGTCTCACACGTTGGCCGGGATCATCCTCGAGTTCGCGACGCTGCCGGAGGTGTACTTCCCGGATCTCTCGCCTGGCGCTTCGGTCCGCGTTGTCGCGACCGCGAGTACCTACCCGCAGGCGCATGACATCCTCTGGCGAGAGGTGATGTCTCAGCACTTCAAGGCGAAGTTCCCGCTCGGCGGCAAGATGTCGGTGCAGGGGTCGTGGGAGCTGAGCGACCGGCGTTCGGTGATCATCGCGAATCCCGAGTCGCCACTGGGGCTACACGGCCGGCACGCCGCCGCGGTCCTCGTTGTCGTCGACGAGGGTGAACACCTCACGGTCGAGAAGCTGCGTGCCCTCGAGTCGCTGATGACCGGCGAACACGCGCGCATGGTGATCGCCTACAACCCGGTGCTCACCAGCGGACCGTGCTACGACCTTTCGCTCAGGCCGGACCTCGCAAACCTCGTCCATCTGTCCGTACTCGAGCATCCGAACCTCGTCTCCGGAGAGGAGGTGATCCCAGGCGCCGCGACAAAGACATGGGTCGACGAGGTCCGCGCGAAGGAGGGTGAAGGCTCGCCCACGTGGATCTCGCGAGTCCTCGGCGAGCACCCGGCGGAGGGGACAAATCAGCTCGTGGCGCCATCAGCGTTGCGCGAGCATGTGAGTCTCGCCGTGCCGCAGGCGCCTCGCGTCGGCATGGACGTCGCGAGGTTTGGCGGTGATCGGAACGTGATCGTCCTGCTCGACGAGCACCGGAACGTCGTCGAGGTCGAGTCTTGGGTTGGCCAGGATCTCATGACGTCGACCGGGCGCTTGATCGCGGCGCTCGATCGGTGGCGGCTGCCAGGCCACGCCGCCAGAGTTGACGTCTGCGGCCTCGGGGCTGGAGTCGTCGATCGCGCGCGCGAGCAGGGATACCACGTCGGCGCCGTCGACTTCGGCGCGGGGCCCGAAGGCGATTGGACAGAAGTTGTCGCGTGGGAGACCAAGTTTGCGAACCGCCGCGCGGAGCTCTGGTGGGTCATGCGGCGCCTTGTGCTCGACCAAGCGATCGGAGTCCCCGAGCATTACCGAGAGATGCGCGCCGATCTGACGGCGCCGACCTACTCCTACGACTCGCAGGGGAGAGTCGTGGTCGAGAAAAAGGAGGACATCCGCAAGCGACTCGGTCGGTCGCCAGATCATGGCGACGCCGTGGTTATCGCTCTCGCGAACACTGGCGGCCTCCCGTCTGCGGGGTGGCTGTGATGAACGTGATCCTCGGACCTGACGGGTTCCCCGCGCGCGCGATCGGATCGTCGTCTGCGGCAGAGGATTGGTTCTGGCGCGACACGCCGCAACTGGCTGGCGACAAGCTCGAGAGGCCGTACGCGCAGAGCGGATGGGTGCACGCGTGCATCATGACGGTGGCGACGGCGGTCGCATCGATGCCAGTTCGCGTCATGCGCGGTGCTCGAGGCGCGGCAGAGCCAGTCGAGTCCGGCCCGATCTTCGACCTTTTTGAGTCCCCGGGCCCCGAAGGCCAGAGCGCCAGAGAGTTCTGGCAGGCCGTGGCATCATGGATCCTCATGCGCGGCGAGGCTTTCCTAGTCGGCTATGACGGCGCGTCGTGGATCACCGATAAGCCGCGCCTCCCGAAGCACTGGGACATCGCAGCGCCAAGCTCCGTCAAGGCGGTGAAAGAGTCTGGCCGTCTTCGCGGGTGGACAGTGGCGAGTACGCCGCCAATCAGCATCGCTCACGGCGCGATGGTGCAACCCAAGGAGTGGAACCCGTACGACGCGGATCGCGGCCTGGGCAAGCTCGAGGTCGCGATGATGGAAGCGAACCTCGCCTACACCGGCGTTCGATGGAACGTCGCCTATCTCGCCAACGGCGCACACCCTGGCGGGATCATCACAGTGCGCGGCCAGGTCGACGACAACGCGAAGAAGCGATTGCGCGCTGGATGGGACGACACTCACGCCGGGCCAGCCAAGGCCGGACGGACGCGCATCCTCGATAACGGCGCAGAGTACGAGCCGCTCGAGCTGTCGCATCGGGAGATGCAGTTCCTTGAGGTGCTCCAGTGGTCCCGAGACGCGATCTGTGCCATCTTCGGCGTTCCGAAGTCCCTTCTCTCGGTGACGGACGACATCAACTACGCGACGGCTGTCGTCCAGGAACGGGCCCTGTACGAGCGAGCAGCGATCCCGCTCGCGAGGTTGATCGCGGATTCGGTGAACAACTATCTTTGGTCGGCCGGCGCCAAAGAGTGGATGATGTTCGACTGGAGCAGCGTCGAGGCGTTGCAGGTGCGCGTCAACGAGAAGCTCGATGCCGCCAAGAAGATGATCGAGATCGGCTACACGCGTGACGAGGCCGCCGAGTATCTTGATCTTGACTTGCCGCGTGAGGATGACATCGACTCCGTCGAGGTCGGAGTCCAGGATACCGCACTGAACGGCGCGCAGGTGGCAAGCCTGACCGACATCGTCAAGGCAGTTGTCGCCGGTGAGCTGCCCGGCGAATCGGCAGTCGCGATGATCCAGGTAGCGTTCCCGACCTTGGATGAGTCCGAGGCGAAGTCGATCATTGATCCTGCCGTCTCGCTTGCAGAGGAGACTCCTGAGCAGCCGGTTCGGCTACTCCGGTCATCCACATCGGATCGGCGCCGCTCACTCGAGGAGCATCAGCGCGCGGTGATCTTCCCTCTCGAGTCGCGCGTGTCGCGAATGTTCCGTACTGAGTTGATGAAGCAGCGCCGCGACCTGATCCGAGAGTTGCGCAAGACTAGCCGCGCGATCGACGATGCGGACATCGATGGCATCATCGGCCGCGCGTCATCTGATTGGGATGCCTCGGTGCGCAAGGCCGCGCAAGGCCCGCTCGCGGCGGTGCAGAAAGCGGCGGTCAAGCGCGTCTCGGAAGAGCTTGGGATTTCCTTCGACCTCGATCCGAACGATCCGCGCATGTTGGAGATCTTCGGCGAGACTGTCGGGATGTTGATCAGGGCGAATGAGACAACGGTTGCGGCTGCGCGCGAGGTGCTGATCCGAGGCGTCGGCTCGTCGAAACCAGTGGCAGAGATAGCCAGAGAGCTTTCGACGCTACCCGAGTTCGGCCTTTCGCGCGCGCTTACCGTTGCGCGGACGGAAACTGGGATGCTCACTTCCGGCACCAGGTTTGTCGCCTTCGCCGAAGAGGGCATCGACAGAAAGGTATGGATCTCGTCTGGTGATGATATCGTGCGCGAGTCGCATCGCGACGTCGACGGCGAGGAGCAGCCGTTGGCCGAGGCCTTCAGTAACGGCTTGAATCACCCTCACGAGATCGGTGCCGAGCCAGGCGAAGTCATCAACTGCCGATGCGAGATCGGAGCCGCATGAAGAAGGACACAAGATCTCTGTCTGCCGTCGACGTTCGAGAAGACGGCTCGGGCCTCGTCTACTACCGTGGGACGACCGAGACCGTCGACTCTTACGGCACGATCTTGCGCACTGACGGCGCCGATCTTCGTCGGTTCATGAAGAATCCAACGGTGTTGGCGAACCACGCGAATGACGTGTTGTCGGTTGTCGGTCGCGCCGAGGTGATCGAGCGCGTGTCGTCTCCGAAAAGCATCGACTTCGGCATCCGGTTCGCCGAAGGGTTTGGATCTCACGTCGCGGACGTGACCGCTCGTCTTGCGCGAGCCGGTTTCGTTCGCGGTGCGTCGGTGAGTTTCATGCCGACGCGCGTCCGTTCTGATTTCACGGACGAAGAACGAAAGTCGCTCGGCATCGGCCGCTGGGGAGCGGTGATCGAAGAATGGGAACTCCTCGAGTTGACACTGACTGCGGTGCCGAGCAACCCAGACACGCTGAAGCGCGCTTTGGATGTAGGAGCGATCACGGCATCTGATGCAGAATACCTCCGCGAGATTGAAGCGGAGGAAGACGATCCGGTGCTCGCGGCGATCGGCGAGATGACGACCACGATTGTCGCCGAGATGCAGAAGATGACTTCAACGATCACCGGCGCTATCGTGAGCATGAAGAACTCAGCGGCTATCGGCCGCGCGCTGGACGACGCGAACGAACGAATCAAGCGAGCCGCGGGCGGGAATCCTGCGCTTGCACGGTGAAGGGGCAGGAGCCACATTCAATGGCTGATGAACTGGAGGCGACGAGCGAGGCCGAGCGCGTGAAGCTCGAGGCCGACAAGAAGAAGCTGCGCAGCGACATCGAAGCCCTGGGGTTCCTGGTGCCGTCGCAGATGATCAGCGACTTCAGCGCCCGAGCGAGCGCCCTTGTGTTGGCACTTCGACGATCACCGGCGCTATCGTGAGCATGAATCAAGCGAGCCGCGGGCGGGAATCCTGCGCTTGCACGGTGAAGGGGCAGGAGCCACATTCAATGGCTGATGAACTGGAGGCCAAGGTCGGCGCGTTGGCGACGACCACGGAGCAGGGCTTCGCCCAGCTCCGTGCCGCGATCGAGGCAGTGAAGGCGACGAGCGAGGCCGAGCGCGCGAAGCTCGAGGCCGACAAGAAGAAGCTGCGCAGCGACATCGAAGCCCTGGAGCGCAGCTTCAAAGAGCACAACGTCAGTCTCCCCGGCAGCGAGGACGTGCGCAAGAAAGACGGCACGAAGGTGCGCATCGGCGACTTCATCGCCGCGGCTGCTGTTGAGCGCATCGCTGGCCGGTCGGTCGCCGAGAGTCTGTACCCGGAGGCCGCCGAGATCTGCCGGGAGGCGTGGAAGCGGATGCCGAGCGATGCGAATCAGCGATTGCTCACTACCGAGGTGAGCA